TCATCCTCTACAGCTGCTTTTACACTATCTACACCAATCTTTAAGGCCATTGCTCCAGCAGCTGCACCAACGGCAGCAAAAGATAATCCCATAGCCTTGGAGTATTTACTGATTTTGTCATTTAAGCCTCGAGTTCCTTTATCGGCCTTTTCCATGCCATTAAGAAACTTATTAACATCAGCAACTAATGAGAGTTTGAGTGTACGTGTATCAGCCATTATGAAGTCCTCGCCCATTTATCCATTACTTGATTTACGGCATTGTGCCAGCGTTTAGTAATTTCAGGTTGCATTGCTTTAAGAGTTGGAAAGATCCAGTAGCCAGTATTGCCCCGACCTTGTCGAGCTGTTCTAGGTGGAAATTTATAACCACCATTTTTAAACTTAGAAACACTGCCAAAGGCATTTCGATTGCCACCAAACTCATTACCAAATAGCAATTGCCCGGCATTAGCGCCACCAGATGCCTTGCCTTTAGTTCCACCTACATAGACAGTAGGTACACGATCTCGAGCGGCTCTGACCGTCTGTGCCACGATAGCGGCCTGTTTAGGCATGGGCGAGAAAGCATAGGCTGACTGTTGTATGTTTTTGGCTGTCCAAGCACTGATGGATTGAACCTCATTCTTAAGTTCAAATTGTGCTTCTTTGTCCATGAGATTTAAAGCCTTTAGCAATGTCCGATAATCTTTTAAGTCAGGTTTGACTGTAATGGTAGTTCTTGTTTCAGCCATGACCATCCTTTTCTGCTATCAGCTCGTATGCCGTTATTACGTCAGTGAGCGACCATTGCTTCAAGTCACTTAAAGGGATGCCAGAGTAAATGGCAAGGCCGATTAAATGTCGGTTGATGCTTCCTGTTGGATGTCTTTTGGGTCATCTACTACCACCTCAAACATCTCAAATTCATTTTCTACCCAGCCTTGATGAGTTTTGTATTCAGTCTGCCCATCTATTACTGATGCTGTGTAAAGAATGTAAGTTATGACATCCAGTGATCCCTGCTCCATTTTCTCTTGTGCTTGATTGAGTGTGTAACCCAAATCGCGCTCAAGACAAATCCAAAGCCACGCAGAATCATCGCTCACTATGTAGTTATTGCCCTGTTTTGTAGTTATTTGGTATTTCATAATGTTTGCCCTGTTCTATTCATTAAGATCGTGTGATTGCCGAGGATGTATCGATAACTAATGAAACTGTGGTGCTTAGTACATCTGTGGCTGATCCGCCTTGTGGTGGAAATGCCGGGAATACCTTGCCAGCGATGGTGCTATATGGTGATGATCCAGCAACAAAACTAAATGATAATGATGTGTCTGGTGCGCTCTTAGCTGCGTCCCATAGTTGAGCGCATAGTCCGCTTGTTACTCCCCAGTCTGCAAACATTTCTATATCTAGTGTTCCTGAGTAATCTACTGTCTTGTAAACGCGACCCGATAGCACTTCTAATACTTGCTGGTTATTAGCAAGGTTAAGTGTTACCGATGCGCTCTGATCTGCGTATGTCTTTGCTCCGATAGTCAGTGTTAGCGACCGACCAGTAATTGCTGTTGTAGCCATTTGTTTATCCTTATTCTGTAGTGGTCGCCAGTTCGATACTGACTTGACTTATTAACATTTCGGTATTTCCGACCTGTGTAACTGTTGGCTGGGACCATGATCCTATGGTGCATCCATCCGGTAATGCCGTAAATGTTGACAGCATTAAAGTTTCTAAGTTGGCAATGGCAGCTTGATTATCAGCTGCATTAACCATGGCGGTTAAATCAAATTTGACGTTAACCCGGTTATTAGCCCCACCAATTACTTGTGGCTCCAAGTATGGTGAACCCGGCACAAGCACTAAGGCTGGTGGGGTTATGTTTTCTGGCGGATAGGCAAATACTACGCGCCCGGCAGATTTGAGCGATGTCGCTAATTCTGTGCGGAGTTCTACAAGGTTAGCCATTAGCCCACCATTGCATTGGTATCGATCCAGCGACCCAGTAGCCCAGATACCCGAGTAAATAGGGATCGGCCTAAACGGTATGGCGCTGGTGATTGAAAGTCCACACCCGACTGGCCTAGTGTGCCTGTACGAGTTGTCCAGATGTCAGAGGCAATAGCCAATGCAGCTTCTTTGACTTCTGGAATCGTTGAGTAGTCAATGTACGATGTGGCGCTTACTGTTCCATAAGGCCGTACACCATGAGCCGGGAAATCTGCCCCAGTGCCATCAAATGACATTGTGTAGGCAGTAACGGCAGTAAGAGTTTTAGATCCATTAAAATTTGAGCCACTGTTGGCAATGGTTACCGTCTGTCCGACATAGCAGTCATGTGGGCGATCAGTGGTTATTGTGTTAACAAAGTTTGTGCGCTCATGTGCAACTACGCCCCATTGATTTTTTGTAAGCATAGATAGGATTATGTTTTCAGCGCTGTCTGCACATTCCTGTACAAGCGCATCAGCATAGATGTCACCAATACCTAAGACGGCTTTTAGCTCGCTTAGTGTAATTAATGCCATGATCTAATCCTTATCTAATGGTGTGTGTGGGGGACACAGGGCCGCATCCCCCACACTCTTGAGTAACTCTGACTAGGTTAGGTTAAAGCGGCGTACTCCACCGGACACCAAAACGCCTGCAGCTATGTAGCCGTAGATCATTGTTTCGATTTCACCGGATGTGACTACGTTTGTTGACATGCGTAGCACTGGGCTTTCGTAGATTGCAACTGCAGATGGTACAACGATAAATGCTGATTCATCGATGGTTGTTGACACAACGTTTGGATCTACGTATAGATCAAGTCCAAGCACGTTGCCACGAAGTGATGTTGGAGCTGTATTACCAGCTGCATTTTGTGGATTAGATGCGTTGTAGATCGGACGACCTGCAGAATCAACTGCTCCAAGTAGCAATGACCACTGGGACGTGCCAGCGATATATGCAGTTGGAAGTTCACCAGTTGCCAAGTATGCAGCTGGTGATTCGGTTGATACGTAGGAAATGATGCCAGCAGATGTAGCTGCAGTTGTTCCAGCCTGTGTTCCACCTGAAGTAAGAGTTGCAATTACAGCTGCATCGGTTGCCTTGTTGTAGGCGCGTGTCATGTTGTCAATCATTGCTTGGAAGAATGATGGATCCGAGCGCTCGATAAGTTCTACCGAGTAGCGCTGTAGGCCTGCGTACTTGTTTACAGTTAAGTTTACGTAACTGGATGCAATTCCAGTTTCTGATGGTGCTGCACCTTCACCTGTGGATGCCACAGTTCCTGAAGTTGTGATTTTTGGATGTGCAATGGTCATACCTGCGTTAGGTAATGCACGTGTACCGATTGCATCGATAGCCGGGCGAGATCCGATCAAGGTATCTACTACCTGTGATGAATACTGTGTTGGCTTAAATGCTGGGTTAGTGCTGAAATCATCATCGGCTGCCATTACGTACTGGGCGCTGTCATGGTTACCCATTTTTGCTTTGATGCTGTGTTCCAAGTATGAAGCTTGGGAATTAATTGGGCTACGAGGCTTTACGTAGGCCACTGGAGCAGCTGCGGTTACAACAGCGGTTGCTGTTACCTCATCTGCAACTGGTGTTGTTACTTCGTCCACTGTGTTCTCCTGTGGTTGTTCCTCAGCTGGGGTTTCAGCTTCGGTGGTTTCTGGCTCAGGATCGCAAGCTGCGACCTGAGAAATCTGTGCATCTTTAAATGCTGGATTAGTTACGTGTGCTACGGCTTCTAGGTTTGCACTGCTCACGACCATCACTCCTTTTTCTATTGTGTATTCGTTGACACTTGCTTCGATGCTAAATGCCGGGCGTAAACCATCGGCAGCTTCAATTAAGGCATCATTGCCAGCGTTAGTTCCAGCAATTTTAAAAGCCATTGAGATACCAGCAGGGCTAACCTTTTCAGATCCAGCCACACCACGACCTAATGGATCAGTGCGCGAATGTTCCTTATTAAGCACAATTTTGCTCGGATCCACTTCACCAAATGCGCCAAACTCAAAACGAACCGGACCAGCTGATGTGTTGCCTACCTTGCCAAAAGGTACGACTAAACCCTCAATGGTTCGGGTAACTGTGTCAGTGGCCAGAAT